ATTGATAAGCGGCCAAAGGCAAAGCGCTAATTGCTGCTGTTGCTCCTCCGGTTGGTACGGGAGGTACTCCCATATAATCAAGGAATTTTTTTTGGTCTACTGATAATCCATCTGTAACATTTATGTAGGGTACTCCGGTAGTTAGTTCATTAGTTATGAACTTTTCCCAATTTTCCCATAATATACGGTTAGGGACAAAGAAATAGTGCATAGATACGTCTATCCTATGCATGACGGGTGCAATAAGTGGTGCAAATCGTAGGAATACATCGGATGCAATGGTGAATTGGTCCCCAGGTACTACTTCCATCACGCATGATGGGATGAGTTGTCCAATTTTACCTGATAATTTGACGTCGTGTGTTAGATCAAATTTGTTCCTTTTTGGTTTGGTCATTTTGACCGAATTAAATAAATTGATTCCCATAGTTTTACAATCTAATACCTCCTCTTGATACATAGTAAGTGCGACTTGCTTTGGTCCGCGACTTGTAACCTTTTTTTGATGTTTTTCTTCTGTATGCCATTTTTTTAATTATTGGTTATTTGTATATTTTATTGAATTTTTGGTAGAGGCGTCTGCAGTGATGTTCGCTTCTATCCATAATATTTGCGATTAACACCCATTTGTAGCCCAACTCCTCACGGAGAATGGCTATGCAGAGGCCTTTTGTTTCTTGTAATGATAGATCTTTTAAGTTTTTCATTTTAAAATATTTTTTTTTTTGTTTTTAATGCGGGCACGGCATGCTTCGCATGCCGTTTGGTTTGCTTGCGTCGTTAGGCCTTCGGCCATTTAGGGGGATGGCTACCGCGCTTCGCTTGGTGCGCTCGTCTTCCTCATTCCGCTGCGCTCCATACGTCATCCTCACTTACTTGCTGCCTTCGGAGGCGCCATCATCCCTTTAATGTCTGAGACATCTACTCCTAAGCCTTCCATGATATTTACTAATAGTTGTACGCCCGCTCTAACATAGATTGAATCTCCTTCCATAACTCCAGCTTCGCGCCAATTTGCGATTGCTGTTTTTATTCGTTCATCTTGTTGTGCGTTTTTAATTGCTTGATCTATAGCGTCCATTTGTTTTTGGATTAATTGTCTCCGGGTCTTGTCTGTTTCCTTGTCGAATTCCATTTTAGCAATTCGAGCGTTTGACTCAAGAATTGATTGTGCGGCTTGTTTCGCCGTATTTTCGGATAATAACGCTTTGCGTTGTTCTTCTGTGACTGCATATTGAATTTGTAAATCTCCAAATTCTGCGATATTTTGTTTGATTTCTGTATTTAACCGGACTTGCTCTATTAAGTCGTTTTGTGTTGCAATAAGTATATCGCGCTGTACAGCGTCTTTTTCGTTCTCTATTGCTTTTTGAACGTTTGTGAGTGCAATGGATGCACCGGTTAATGCTTTGTTTTTGGTGTCTGCGATTACATTGTCAGTTTGCGCCTTTTCAAGTGCTAAACCTTGACCCATGTGTAATGCGCGCGCCCTATCGAGTGTAGTTGCTAATCCTGGTGTGTTTGCCGTTTGTTTTTGTGATCCACGCATTTGGACGGCTGCCATATCGGCGCCTTTTCCATATACTAAATTTGGATTAAGACCGGCTTCGCGTAATCTGTTCATTTGTTCCGCCGGTGAGTTGTAGGCGTTCGCCATGTGAAAGTCGCTTAACGCGTCCTTTCTCATTCTCTCATAATCCTTTTTTGCGTGGTGTCTTTGTAGGTAATACATACCTATATTTTTCGCATCGCCGCCCGTCGGGGCGGCATCTTTTGCGAATGTGCCGACTGCTTTAGCAGCTGCGGCTAATGTGATTGGGTCTGCCATTTTTTTTGTTGTTTTTAATTGACGGTGTCAATAAGCACTAATATATCAAGGATATTAGTGCTTATCGTTTTTACTCTTTTTGATGATCTCTGAATTTTTCATCTTTAGTTCCTGGATGTCTACCAGGTCTAAAGTTCTTGGATTAATACCCATTGTTTGGTCAATATCATCGTCCCATATTTCTTCTTTTCCATCTCCGATGGGTAAGCCTTTCGCATAACGCTCAATCATGGTACGCATTGACATAGTTTGGTCGGGTACTGTTAATGATGGTTGGGTAAATGTTTTACCACTGTCATCGGGTCTGTTTAAAATGCTATATACTTTCATATCTTAATACCTTTTTGTTCGCTTTGGCTATGCGAATGTATTCGTCTTGCATCATTATTTCGCCAATTTGTTGATAAGTTTTGTTAACATATTTTTCACATTCCATTCTTTCCAAATGTTTTTGGATACTCTTTTTCTGTTTTTCTGTATAGATTTTTTCTTTGTAATACCTGGGCATTGATGTTTTGAATCCGCCTTTTGAAGTTAAAAAGGCTCTTTCTTTAAACGCCACTTCGCTTCTATGATATGCGATAATTTGTGGCGTTAGATAGTTTTTTCCAATGCCTTTTGACATAAGCGAAAATTCTTTTTCCCTTGGGTCACCCTTTTTTATTTTTCCGCTTTTTGATATATATTTTAACGTATAGCATATGCTTGCCGGTGTTATAGTTCCGATATAAATCGTACCGGCTGTCCATGCCATATCTATTGTTTCTATGTCTACATTAAACATAATACTGTGATAATGGGGTCTCATCGTACGACCCCCATACTCCCCCACTGAGTAATAAATAATTTTTTCCTTATTGAGTTTTCTAAGCCTTTTCATAAATAATTGTAGATCTCTTTTATTTATTGAGTTGTTTGGTGGTAGATGGTCATCGTCATAAGTTAAAGTTAAAAAGAAAGCGGAGGTGGCAACCTCCGCTTCTTTAGATAAACGATACGCCCATCCGGCCATCCTTCTTTGGCGGCATTCATAACATTTACCACATGGTAAATCTATAAGCTCGCCTTTTTTTCTGAATGGTGATAGACACTGTCCCATAGTTTAGAATTGTGGGGTACCGAATACCGGCATTGGCCTAATTGCTACCACCTTGTTAAGTATTTGGACGTATAAGTTATCTTCTGTTCCACCCACTGCCCATATGCGTTCTTGGAATTCGTCGAAATCACATTCTACGAATTCTTGTGATAATGTGGGTTCTGATGCAAATATTCGGCCCAAATGCCAAAATTTGAGTGAGGTGCGAAAATCTCCAGCTACACGATTGGCCATGAATTTATATTCAGCGTAACGGGGTACATAGCCGAATGTTTCGGTCGGTGTGTTGGTGTAAGCATAGATTTCTTGATTTTGAACTTCTTGTTCTCCAATGTTTGCAAAGGAGGGCCAAAAGTACTGTGTTGGGTCTGTTTTAAGGTAAGTTCGTGGGATACCTTGTTGATACGCCGTTTTAGGCATAACAGACATAATACCGATAATATATCCATGTTCTTCTGCGTAATAAGTTCCTTTGTATCCTCCGCCTACTGATACTCCGTGTCCGGCCATGTTTCCTTGTGGTAATCCGCCATCTTCTCCGGTCATGTTTAATACTTCAGAAATCACTACCGGCGTTTTCATACCGGTAATATATTCCGGACGTTGTAGGCGTTTATCTGATGAACGCACACCAAAGTGTGATAGGATGTTTTCAATATAACGTGTTCCACCTCGTGCGTTTTTTTCAAGCCATTCTTGAAGCCTAAATGCTCTACGCAATTCGTTAATAGTGGTTGGTGTTACTTGTAATGTACCATCAGGATCGTAGGCAACGGGTGCAGTTGTGCTACCTGGTCTTGATACTGTGGTTTGTCCTCCAGCTACAGATGAATCTTGGTTTACTACTCCGCTTACTACTACTCCACTTAAATTGTCTTTAAATGAGGGTGTGCCAAAAGTTGACCAATCGTCTTTTAATTCTACATCTCCAAGCGGGATGTCTACTGCTGCTCCTTTTTGTGCAAATGGTAATGCAGCTGTGAAATAGTCATGTTCCCATGCACGTTTACGAAGAGTTGTTAATTCTGCTACGGGGTTTACACCGTCTACTACTTTATAATCTACTTCGGGGATTAAGTTTTGATCTCTGAAATATTCGTTATAAATACATTGATAAGCGGCCAAAGGCAAAGCGCTAATTGCTGCTGTTGCTCCTCCGGTTGGTACGGGAGGTACTCCCATATAATCAAGGAATTTTTTTTGGTCTACTGATAATCCATCTGTAACATTTATGTA